CTGGTGAAGCCATGTCTCAAAAGATGATAGCTAACAGTGCTAAGAAAGAGGCTATAGCAAAACAGTCAGAACAAGCTGCAAAAGAAGCATACAGAATTGCCGTATCAAAAGCTGCATCTAAAGGTGCAGACGATTTTATAAAAGGGGAGTTTAAGAAACGAGGCAAAAGAGCCGTAGCTTATACTACTGCTTATGATGCTTTGTTTGCAGGTGTACAAGCAGATGCAATACAAAATGTATATCTTGATGTAGGAGCACAAGATAAATACAACCATCTTGAAACTGCTTTTTCTACTTTACTAGGTGGTGTAGGCGGTGGGTTGCACTATGTTTTTGGAAAGTTTGAGGGTAAGTCAGGGTTAGGTGCTGGTATACAGGAGCTTAATGCTGCATCTCGTGCAAAGGAACAACCACTTAAGGTAATAAGTAACCTGCAAGATCAATTAAAAAAACTTAAAGATGATAAAGCTCCAAAAGAAAAGATAAAAACTATAGAAGCTAGAATTAGAGATCTTAAAAAGAAAACTATTGGTCCTAAGATTTTGAGTGACTCCGCACAAAAGCAAGCAGAAAAGGTTATGAAAGAAAACCTAGATTCTTGGGCTTCTAAAGTAGAGCGTGGTGCATACAAGCTGGGTAACGATGCAATGCCAGAGGGTATGCTGCACGAAATACTGTTTGGTGCTGACGGTAAAGGTGGGCTACAGAAAATATTTATTGACAACGGTATAAAACTAAAACGTAACACAACCGTGTCAGACATGGCAACTAATATTATAAGACACATGGATGATGATTATTTACAGGATTTATCAGAAACTATGTATGACGTATCTAACATACACTTAGGTGATTTAGATGGTCTAGCTGTTGACATAGGAGATGTTATGGCTAGAGAGATAAGCAGAGCAGGTGGAACACTTTCTGTTATGTCTCAGTTTAGACGTGCCATAGACGGTGGTGTTGTTTCTGGTAACGAGATACTTACGGACTCTCTAAATAATAAAGCTGTTAGAGATACTTTAGAAAGCGAGTTTAAGTTAGCTAAAAAAGCAAAGCCATTTACGTATGGACAAAGTGTTTGGAAACGTTTACTTGTGTCTTCACCTGCAACTACTGCAGCAAACGTTATGGGCTTTGGTCAGTTTTATGTAGGTCAAACAGTATCAGATATTTTAAGTGGTGGTATGTTAGCTGTTAGCGCTACGCTATTACAGGGTGGAAAAAAAACAAAAGAAGGTAGAGAGCTTATAAGACAAGCAGGTGTATATAAGCAAATGCAAGCACAAAAAATGCTAAATTTATTAGATCCTTTTACTACACACAATGCGTACATGGACTTTTTAAATAAACATAAAGATGTAAAAGGTTTACTACACGAAACTATTGGTGCTGCTGTTGAGCGTAGTTCTAAGCGTTATGGTATAGATGAAAACAACACCATAATCTACGGCAAGTATGGTGTAGAAAACTTTGCTAAAGCTGCTATGGATATTACTGGTGTTCGCATACAAGATAGTTTTACAAAATCTACTATGTTTATGACAGAGATGGATAAATATTTAAGATTAAAGTACGAGGGAAGAACACTAACTGATGTTTTAAAAAAGGGAGACTTAGAGGTAATAGATGATGATGTCATAGGTGGTGCATTAGATACTACTATGCGTTCTGTATTTTCAAAAGATTACACTACAAATGATCAGGCACTTGCAGGTGTAGCTAAAATAGTAGAGCAGTTTTCAAACGCACCAGGTTTAGGAACCATATTACCTTTTGGTAGATTTTTTAATAACGTAGTGGCTACAGCTTATCAATGGTCGCCTCTTAGTTTTTTACCTGCTGCTTCAAGGATTGCAAAAGGAGAGGGTATTAAAGCTCAAGAGGCACTATCACGTTCTATGGTAGGCACAGCAGCGTTGGGTATGGCTATGCTGCACTCAGAAAAACAGGAGCAAAAGGGATTAGCCTACAATGAAGTTGAAGTAGGTGGTGGTACAGTAGTAGATGTGCGTAATATATTTCCGTACTCTTTGTTTCTAGCTGTTGGTAGGGCTGCAAACTTAGTTAGAAAAGGTGAGAGAGTAGGAAAAGAAAATATAGAGGATGTAACTCAACAGCTTGCAGTAGGACAGCTTGCAAGAGATGCACAGTTTGGTAATGATCTTTACAACGTATTTGATGTAATATTTAATGCTGATAGAAGTACAGAAGCTGGTGTATCTGCTATGTTAGATGCTATATACAAATCAAGTGGGGGTATAATAGCTGGATTTGCTAGACCTTTAGATGCAGCTAATCGTGCTGTAGGTTTTATGTTTGAGACAGATACAATCAAAGATCCAAGACAAGCTCGTGGTGGCGCTGTATTTACTCAGCAAGCTACTAAGTATTTTGATAACATACTTGAGGCTTTTATTGACGAAACAGATAACATTACTGGAGAAAAATTAAGAGTAGCAACTCGTGCAGGAGACTTATATGATGCTAATCCACTAGCTCGTATCTTTGGTTTGACTGTGAAAAGGGGCAAGACTGCAGCAGAGCAAGTATATTCTATGGCAGAAATGAAGACATGGACTGCAGATAGCAGGACTAAAATGACACAGTATGACAGAGTGTTTAACTCAGCTATAGCACCTATACTAGAGGTAAAGATGCAGAAGCTAGTTGAAAGTGAAAGATTTAAAAAGGCTGATGTAGGTCAACGCAGAGGTATGGTAAAAGATGTAATGGGAAGTGTCCGTGATACTGTAAGAGAACATCTTGATGCTACGTCAGGCACAGATTTTTTACAAAGACAAAGATACAAGGCATCTACAAAAGGTACAAAAGATCAACAGTTTAAAGCTAAAAAATACATGAAAGATAAGTTTGGAGTGACAGCTAAATTAGAAAACTTCAGCTATAAAGAATTGCAAATATATAACTCTTACATAGATCACTTAAAATATCTAGACGAAACTAACTTCTAAAAGTAAAGAGGGGCTTCACAGCCCCTTCTTTTTTAGTTCACTTATGAAACGTTCCAGCATAACTATTAGCTCTTGACGCAACTCCTCTGGTTCAGCTTCTTTTTTTCTCAGATCAAGAAACTTCTTTGCCTCCTCCTCTAAGTCTACTTTAGACATCTTCTGGTAAAGACACACAAAAAGACAAAGCGTAAGCTTTATCGTTAGGACTAGTGCTGTCTAGTCTTCTCTTTACATCAGCAGCAGCCTTTTGACACTCATCATAATCGTGATACATTTGAGGTTGACTTTGAGCGTAGTGTAAACCGTTGTTGAACAGTACAAATATTAGTATCCATTTCATGGCATCATGGCCTTAAAATACTCTATTACATGCTCTGTTACTATTTGCTTTCCAGTTTCGTAAGTAGGTACAGCTACATTTTCTATAATGCCTACACTAATTATAAACGTAAAAACTTCTATCATAGATTTACTCCTTTATGTTATGTCAACTACTTCGCACACATCACCAGAGCAAGCCATTGTTTGCATTGCTAAAGTGTTGTCTTCTTGTTCGTACTCAGAAAGCTTAGACCAATCTATTTTTTCTGGCATAGAACTTAATAATAACTCATACTCATCCTTAGTGCAATCCTGATATGGGGCTTGCTGATAAGTATGATCAGTGTGTGGCAAGAAAGATACACCTGACATTTCATCAAAGTGCTCGTACACGAAAGCTCCTACTGCCATCCACTCTTCGTCACGCACTGTAATAGTTACACTAGGTTTGTGTTCACACCAGTGACGTTGATACGTAAGCCACAAGTCTAGCTGTTCTATGGCTGTCATGTCGTTTCTAGTTACTGCACCTTCAGGTGATTTTACAGGAAAACTAAACACTGTAGTTGTGTTGCCTTTGGATACACATGGCTCACTAGGTACACCTTGATCTTTCATAAACTGGGTGAGGGGATCTTTGTTATCACCACGTACAGTGCGGATGTAATATGGAGAGTGACGAGCATGTATACCACTTGCGGAGTCAACCAATTGGGAGACTGTCCCTGACGGTTTGACGCAGCTAATTGCAGCAGAGGGCGGTACATTAAGACGCCCAGCAAGTTCATCGTTAGTAGAAATGGCGACATTCTTTAGGTACTCCAGTGTTTTTTCTAAGCCTTTATTCTTAGGTGTCATTAAACGATTATCCATTATGCCTGTCAGTGACACGCCAAGCAATCGCTCCTCCTCTGTATTGTTTTGCCACACCTTACGCAGGTAGGGAAACTTAGTGTAGGAGGATTGTATTGTTCCCAATATTGTTGCAACACGTACCTTTCGCTCAAGACTTTCAATATCATCTGTAGCCCTGACCACAACTTCCGTAAGATTACAGAACTGATACGGCCTAAGTATGATCTCACTGCAAGGATTAGTGCCAAAGTCATGGTTAGGATCACGCCTACCATTCTTAGCAGCCTGTACCTGTGAAGCCTGTCTATTAAATATACCACGTTCACCACTACCGCTTTCAACCAGAGCCATCCACTCTCGCATAAAAGATGGACTGTCGGGTTTCTTATCGTAGGCTACTGAATTATTTGCTAACCGACGATAGCCAAAACGGTATATGTTTAGGTCAGGTTCATCATACCATTTACCTGATTTAGCATGACGAATTTGATCATCATCCAAATTACTTAGGCTTATCATAGCTGACCTACGAACACCGCCCACAACTACTATCTCACCAACCTTGCACATCAAGTCGTGACACTCTATTGAGGATAGCTTACGCCCTTGTGCGTTCTTGAATGTCTGCACAGCAAAGTTAAATAGTTCTACTAACGGCGCTGGGCCTGACGCTCTACCGCCAAACGTTTTAAGTCTTGCACCTGCAGGACGAACTTTAGTTACATCCCATTTAGCAATCTCACCAGCCCAAAGGAGTGCCAACAATTGTCTAAACGCCTTAGCCCATCCCTCCTTGCTGTCCTTGACAACGATAGTGGTATCGCTCTCGAAGAGAGTAGGGACTTCAGGGAGCTTACTGATGTACTGCCTCTCAACACTGAAACCGACACCAGTGCCACAGAGGAGGATAAACATAGCCTCATCAAAGGACTTAGGGTCATCTACGGGTAAGTAACTACAGTTGTACCCTGCAGTGTTGTCACGCTCTAACGCTGGGCCAGCAGTCATCATGGCCCTCATGGATGGCATAACCTCTAAGTTAAGTATAGCATCACGTATGTTGTTTACATAGGTGTCATTACCTAACTTAGGGCGCACCACGTTGTCCATGTAGCGCTCCACCGTGTCGCTCCACGACTCACGCCCCTTACCGTCAAAGTATTTGGCGTATCGTGACTTGTGTATAAAGGACTGATAGTCCGTAGGTAAATAGTTATCCATTATCTTTTATCTCCGCTTCCTTGTAATGTCCCTCGCTCTTTTCTATCATTTAACTTATTTAAATTTCTTTTAGCTACATCAGACATATCTACACTTATATCACGACATAGTGCCGCTATGTACCACAGGCAGTCACCTATCTCGTCAGCTATAGCGTCACGATCAAACTTACCATCTCGCATTATCTTTTTTACTTTATTGGCTACTTCACCTGCTTCTGCAGCTAGACCCAGCGCTGGGTAAGTAACTTTGTGTTCTGGTTTGTATATAGCCGTAGATGCAGCCATCTCTTGATATTCGTTCAGTAAATAGTCTACATCGTTAAATCTCTTAAACGCATCCATATCCTCTTTAGTAATCATGTTACCATCTTTCCTTTACATTTAAGTTGTCCAGTTCCACATCGTCAATATCGTGAAAGGTGTTATGTATCAAATCGTATACATCATCTTCGTGTGCCTCTTCAACAGAAGAAAATATATTGTTACTATCTTCTACCTTTAACACAAACGTGACGCTAAACTTTTTCTGCATCATTTATGAAACTCCATCCAACGCTTTTCCATTCTGTCTAAATACCATTTAGCTTTCCTTATATCTTCTAAACCATTTTTGTATTCACAACGCCACAGGTACTTCAACACGTTTGCTGCTTGGGGTGCTATATACCCTGACATATTTTCTGTCATGGCTTCTATCGCATCTATGCACTCTATACCAGCTTGGTTGTAATGTATAGGTTTGTTTACTGGATCAATCATGCAGTGCCTTTCGTTTTAGTCCATCTAGTAAGCCTAAGAACTTTACCATCAGTGCCTTCTACCTTTTCATATAGAGGTTCATTTTGTCTTTCAAGACTAATTAAATAATCTCTTCTGTCTGCTACAGCTTCGTACAGACCTTCATCATCTTGAGCCATTGACAAAAACGTACCCATCAATGTAGCTAAATGAACCAAGTAAGACATGGTTTCCATATCAGTTTTATTCATAGCCCCACAAGCCAAACTTGTTTCTAACTCACCTGTCCATCCCCCATTTTCATCGAAGCTTGCAGGTTTTAAAATCATTGCTACTTCGTCATCTTTTACCACGTAAGGCATTACACTTTCCTTTTTTCACCTTTAAATGCTATGTATTTTTTTCTTGTAGGTCTTCCCTTTTCTTTTAGCCACGCTTCAGGTATGACACGATGCGCCCAAAGAAATTCGTTTTTGTCACACCAGTTGTAATACCTTGACTTAGCACCCTTATAAAGTTTTGCCATAGAGTTACTAAACACAAATCTTATATCTAGTTCAGGATGTTGCTTACGTATCTCCATGTGTTTTCTTCTGTCCTCACTATCAAAGATACCTTTCGTCTCTATTATTATACCATTGTCTAAAATAAAGTCAGGTGTGTAAGTTCTGTATCGTAGGTCTTCCCACTCTATCTTTAGAACCTCATACCTGACTCTAGTTTGATTATCTTTTAGGAACGCAGCTACTGTTTTTTCTAGCCCACTGCGATACCTTCTGGAGTTATGCCGTTTCTTCTGTGACATCCTCGTTCTCTGTTAAGGACTTCTTTAAACGAGAAGCCAAGGCATCTCCTACTGCTTTTAAAGCACTGAGTTCATATGTGCGTTGACGCTGTACATTAGAGTTGTACTGCAACTCAGCTACCATATTGTTTTGATCCTCTGTGAAGTCAGAGGTATCGTATTCTTTATCGTCAATAGTTACCATTGTCATGTTGATCGCTCCATAGTTTGACATATTCTACTGTTGGTGGTGTTAGCTTGCCACTATAAACCTTAGATGGTAAGGCTCTAAGTGTAGGCCAACATTTCTTTTTGTGTGAGCAAAAGCCACACGTTTTACTTAACTTGTGATTGCCACTTGCTTTGCCACGATATGTTTCTGGCACAGGCTCAAAGCAACGCTCAAAAGGTTTGTCTTTATCTAAGTAATCATAGGTATCCTCTATCTTTTTTAACACTTCTGTTTTATCTACCTCAGAAGCTGACACGTACTTGAAGTCACCGTTGCCTTTGTTGACTACCCACCAGCCACCTACATCTTTACCTGCAGCAGTAGCGTACCCTACAAGCTGTGACACGTAACCAAACGAGTCACCTTTGTTAAGACTGTGGAAATCCTCAAACTTATTTTGAAAAGACCAGGGTGAAGCAGACTTTACATCATCTACTTTACCGTCAAGTATCATGTCATACTCACCTGATATTTTTGCTTTGTCTGACAACTTGAGTGTCACAGTATCATTGTCTTCAAACTCTGTGCCTGATGATCTAAGTAAACCTTTAAACACAGCCTCTACTATATCACCTATGATCATGTTAATCTTAAATGACGCTGGTAAAGGTTCTGCGTTCTCAGGTTTATTTTTATCGAACCATAGCTGGCACTTTGGCCTCCCTACATTTGACATCCTAACTTTAAAGTTTTTCTTTTCAGAGTTAAACTGTTTATGTAGAGCTTCTTTAATATCGTCAGCTACTTTGTCAATAACTTCCTGTGACATCCCTGCCTTACCATCAATAGATTTTCTTAGGTAAGAGTATATAGACAGTTCAGCAGGGTGTTGCATTATTCAAAGTCCTCCAAGTCTACGATGTTAGATACAATCTTAGAGCTAGAGTCATCAAGTTTTTCTACGTGTGTTTCATCCCATTTGTTTAAGATGTAATCGTTGTTTTTATTTACGTAATCTACAAAGTCTTGCAGGACATTGTTATCACCATCAACAATACTTACAAGCTGATTAAGTGATGCTTGCATAACTGCATACTTATTACCGTTGGGCATAGCTCTGACATCACCTGTCAAAGTAATCGTGTGCTCAACTGGAGATATGCGTTTGTTCATCAACTTTCCAACAACACCATCAATAGACTTCAAGCTCTCACGATTCTTGATGTCAGCCACAAAAGGTACTTCACCACTGTATGTATCTACAGGAGCACCACCCTCATAGAAAGGTTCTGAAAAGCTAACCATACCCATGTAAACTTTAACACGATTAACAGAACGAATAATATCTTTTGTAGTCTCAGGTAAACCATTAAAGTCTTTGATGTAACCAGTAGGTCTACCCAAATTAAACGTACCCAAAGTATCTTTCAAGTCTGTATTTAAGTTAGTAGACATAACAGTTTTTTGAAACGTATTATTTTCACTGTCCCATTTCTGCCAGCGCTGACGCTCTGCAAATAGACGTATGTTTATTTCACGAGCATAAAACTCCTCTTCATCTTTTTTAATTTTAAACACAGGAGATGATACTATTTTATTGGTATCAGATTGTACCTCCTGTATAACAGTTGCAGTAATCCTGTGTAAATTAGAACTACCACCGCCACTTGCAGCAGACGTTGAAAAACCCATAGCATCAGCTAAGTTCATGTTGTCTACGCTAAGTGCAACTTCCATACTCATATTGTTTTCCTTTCAATATTAAAAGAGTCTTAGTTATACCACTAAACGTCCTTAATGTCAAGCCAATTCTTACCTATTTTAGCTTCTAATAACAACGGAACGTTTATTTTTATTCCATAGGCTTCCTCCACTATACTATTAAGATCATCGTTTAGTGTATCTATCATTGCAATCACGTAGTCTTTCTCGTTTGGGTGTACATCTACTACCACAGAATCGTGTACGCTGTTGACTATACCTGACTGCAGCTTCTCTAATCTAGCATCCAGTTCTATCAAGACAAGCGGTACTACATCACCTGTAGCGAAACCCTGAACAGGATAGTTCTTTATCATGGTGAAGTGAGACACGCTACCGTTTGCTCTGCGTGTAACGTCAGGGAAAGCATACTGCCTACCACTAACGTTGGTTATCTTTTGAAAGCGTAACGCCTCGTTACCCAAATCTGTGTGCCATTTAGCAATACCTTTGTATTTCTCTACGAAGTGCTTGTAATATGCTGCTTCTGCATTGCTTCTGCCGTACCCTGTAGCTCCAAAGAGAGGTGCAAAAGTGTGGGCTTTGGCTTCTTGCCTAGTTGTAGGTTGACCTGCATCAGTGATGATCTTTGCTGTGTAGCTATGCACATCAAACCCTATGTCTATCTCTTGCATAGCTGTGTCATCCTGTGCAAGAAACGCTGCTGTGCGAAACTCAAGCTGGGCAAAGTCAGCCTCCAAAATGGAACCGTCAGCCCAGCGCGAAATAAACACACGTTTTACAGGGAAGGTTCCTCCTCTTGGCATGTTTTGCATGTTGGGCTTTCGTCCAGAAAATCTACCTGTACTGGTGATATGTTGGGTAAGACCGACATGGAGGAATCCATCTTGCTTAGTGTAGGTGGAAATACCATCCACAAAACTACTGAGATAACTACTAACAGCAGACAACCTTTTAACCCCTGTGATAAACTCTTCTGCATCTTTCATTTCACCTTTCTTTGCAACGTGATTAAGTATATCTAATCTATCTTTACCTGTACTAAAACCATTAGCACTAATCCAAGACTTGTTTGGTGCTCTAAATTGTAATCCTGCAGCGTGTGATAGCTCACGTAAGTGGTATCCTTTACTGTCACACTCCTTACATTTAGTAGGTTTGACATACTTTGTGCCATCCTTTCTTACTTTAAACACTTTCCCCTTACCTGTGCAGCTAGAACATATGACAGCGTATGTCTTGAGTATCATATCACTGTTCTTTTCTACTGTATCTTTAAACTGCTCTGGTGTGTTTACGTGTTCAAATAAGTCAGCCCACTCTTTTTTGTTGTGCACCCTTCTACCAAATATTACTTGAGACAATTGCTCTGGAGAGTTTAAATTAATAGGTGTATCCCCCATTAATTTTCGCACTTGCTCCTGCAATCTATTTTCGATTTCGTTGTGCTCTCGTTGGAACTCATCACGGACATGTTCGAGGGCGGTAGTATCCACCCTGAATCCACGCATGTACATTTTTGTGAGGGACTTGCAGGTACGGAAGGTAATGTTTCTGACTTTATATAAGGAAGTTGAGGCAGGGTCTTGATAGTCTTTTTCAATGGATTTGTACAACTCACCAGTACTAAGCAGATCGCAAGACAAATAATGGCTAAGTTCACCCAAGGGTATTTCATTTGTGTTATATCCTTTTTTGTAATAGGACTTCAACGTATCATCTTTTTGATACTCTAAATTCCTGCGCTGGGCGCACTGCTCTAAACTCAAAGGTTCTTTTTGTCCACGTAAAAGCAGATACTCAGCCAGCATGGTATCGTATATGTCACCATCATAAGTAAACCCACTAGCCCACAGCCATGACAAGTCGTACTGCAGGTTGTGTCCTATTAGTAGCGTTGTAGAGTCAAGCCACCTCTGTAGTTTACACTTGTTGTCTTCTGAGTTATTTCTTTCTTGATGGTCAAAGCAAAGCAAAGACTTCTGTTGTGTGTCTAGGCACAGCACACCTACCTGTGTGAGCGTATTGCTAGGCTCAAATGGATCGTTGTGTATCTTGCCATCACGTAAAGTGATAGAGTTTTCTACATCAAGAACTCTTCTCATACCGTGTACCTTGATCTATCACCATCTAACTCACAGTGTACAACACCATGCCATCCACCACGTAGTTTGTTTTTAGCTATGTTCAAGTGTCGCTGTGGGTCTTGTTCATCTTGGCCCTCTACTTGTGGGTTCTTAGAAATCAACACCATCAAGTCACACTCTGCAGCCTTACCTGTCTTACTACCCTCCATCATAGATTGATCTACGTATACTTTACCTTCAGCATCAGCAGACAGTTGTGACATCCATATGATAGCACAGTCGTACTGCTTCGCTATGTTACGTGCGTGTATCGCTGCGTCCTTGAGG